ATTTGCACGTTTAACCCAGCAACTTGTTGTCCAAGTCTTACGATTACCAGCAGTGCCGGGTGTGCGTCTTAAAGTTGGATCATCCCCATCCTCAAACCGCAGTGATTTATTTATTTCGTGTTCATAAAAATCAGTGCTTGGATTAGACATCCACGTTGTTGAACCAAAAGGACCACTCATTATGATGCATCCGCAAAGGCTAGTTGTGGTGCGCCAAGACATACTTTTCCTGCTGCAATTACAACGTAAGGAACAATGTCTATAGAGTTAGCAGCAGTACTGAGTACTATAACTGCTCCACCTGCACAAAAATATTGATTACCTACAGACAGAACTCGTGAGCCTGTACCATCTTGTATAAAAGATATAAAGCCTGACTGTCCTATGTTTTCAGTAGACGGATTAACAAGGGTTGTGTTACCTGTCAAGGTAAGTACAAAGTTTTGATTAGCTGTATAGTCTAGTGTCACGTTGCCTGTGTTACTTGTATCCGTATCTGTCTTCGCAACAGCACTACCTGCTACAGTAAGTGTAGCCGTTGCAGTTGCTGTACCAATAGCTACCTTGTCGTTTCCGCCATCAACAAATACCATATTAGCATTGCCATTTGATTCAACACGGAAGTCTACATCAGCAGACCCCTCGTTAAATACTGCACCACCATTAGATGTTAGAACGCCTGTAACTAAGGCAGTAGTTGCCATGTTTACTGCACCATCAATATCTACAACGTCTAGATTAGTTGTGCCGTCTACGTCTAAATCACCATTAAAGTCTGCATTTCCTGCAAGAGTTAGAGTGGTTGCCATATCAACTGCACCATCAATGTCCACAACATCTAAGTTTGCAGTACCAGCTACATCTATTGCACCAGATATGTCTAGTGTAGCTGCATCAAGTTCACCAGTAATAGTTAGGTTTCTTACACCTGTGTAATCCTTATTAGAGTCTAGTATAACTGCTTTACTTGCAACGGCTGTACCTACGGCTGTACTACCTATGTCTAATGCATTTAACTCACCAACAACGGCTGTTATACCGTCTAGTGCGTTTAACTCTTCAGGTGTAGATGTAACAGCAGTATTACTTGCTGCAGCTAATACAGGAACTGTACCACTTTGATTAGGTAAATTAATAGTCCTATCTGCTGTAGGATCTACAATCGTTAGTGTTGTTTCGTGGGCATCTGCTGTTGCACCTTCAAAGATAACAGCATTTTCTGCTTCCATTGTAACAGTATCAACTGTAGTAGTTGTACCTGCTACAGATAAATTGCCTGATATTGTAAAGTTACGTATGCCTGTATAGTCTTTATTAGAATCAAGTATAACTGCTTTAGAAGCTACTGCTGTACCTACTGCAGTTGAACCTATGTCAAGTGCATTAAGTTCTCCTACCACTGCAGTAATACCATCTAGTACGTTTAACTCTGAAGCTGTTGAGGTAACTGCTACATTTTCATTAATTTTAGGAGATGTTAATGTCTTGTTAGTTAATGTGTCTGTAGATACAAGTGATACTAGTGTTGAGTTAGCCCCTGCAGGTAACATAAGAGTATTAGTTACACTTGCTGAGTGAGGTTGTGCAAATACTTTTTGTCCGTGACTATTACTTTCACAGTTAAATACTATAGCACCTGAGTTGGTGTTACCTCTTACTACAACTGTACCTGTCCCGTTAGGTGTTATGCCAATATTACCATTAGATGTAGACGTTATAATAGTACGAGCTAAAACATCTAAGTTACCACCTAATTGTGGTGATGTATCTTCTACTACGTTAGCCAGATCATCACTTGAACCAGTACCAGCAAGAACAGTACTTCTAGTAATTTTTTTAAGTCCACCACCAGATGTATCAATAGCTAAAAAGACATCATCATTAGCAGCAGTTGATATTTCAGTTAAAGAAGATACAGCAGTAGGATTAAAATTAGTGCCATCTGCAATAAGAAGCATACTGTCTGTGTTAGTACCCATAACTAAATCATCACCTGATATAGTTAGATCACCTGTTACAACAACGTCACCACTAAATGTAGCTTTACCATTAAGTGCCATATCAATGTCTAGTGCAGTAATTGCACTTGCACCATCTGTACCTTTAATGGCTAGGTTTTTATCAGCAGTTTTTACTATTAAATCAACATCACCAGAACCATTAACTACATCAAATATAGATGTTCCACCAGATTTAACAGTTACATTATTGCCACCTGCATCGAGAATGATATCTCCACTAGAATCTAGTGTGATGTCTGTTCCATCATTAGTAATAGTGTCTAGTGCGATGCCTCCTACATTAGTAATGTCAGCGTCATTAAATGATGTAGCACCTAATGTGTTAGCTGCAGCAGTAGAAGTAATACCTGCACCTGCAGTATATAAACCTCCAGTAGCTAATGTACTAGACAGATCTACTGTACCATTTATGTCTATAGCTGTAGCAGTTAAGTCAATCTCGTCTGTTGCTGCAATAGATAAAACTGTTGCACTAGAACCGTGAATAAATTGACTAGCATCGTTAAAAAGTATTTTGTTTGTAGAGGCAATAGTGAGGTCAGCAGCAATATTAACTGCACCGTCAATATCAACTACGTCTAGGTTTGTAATGCCATCAACGTCTATGTTTCCTGAGATGTCTAAAGAAGCTGCAGCAATTTCTCCACTAGCAACTACTGCACCATTTATATCTATAGTAGTTGCAGCTATCTGTATTTCAGTGTCAGCTACAATGTCTAACTGTCCGTCTGTACTTGAGTTAATATATATAGCTGTATCACGGAACTGTAGTTTTTCTGTAGTCGCAATAAGTATGTCGTCAGAAAACTCAAAGTAGTCTAAGTCTTCATTCCATATCAGCACACCGTCACTATTTTCACCATCAAAGGTAATAGTAATATCTGTGCCTGAAGTACCTGCACCAAAGGTAAGTGTGTTACCTAATAGTTTAGTAATAGGTCCACCTTCAGCAGTTGTACCATCGTGTGTGTGTCCCGAACTAGCAACAAATGCAGCTAGAAGCTGGTCAAATTCATCATTAGTATCTGCTGCAGTTATGGTATCTCCATCTGCGTACTCTGATTGTCTTGTGTAGGTTGCTCCCATTATCTTCTAGCCCCTAATTGATATTCCATTTGAAATCCTTTTAATGAATACGGCCCTGTTGAACTGGCCCCATCTTCTACTCTTAATGCTACAGCAAAGCCCGAACCCTCCACTGATTTTCTCACAATAGGCTGTGATGGACCCCCGTATGTAGCATTACCATAAACTGATACCGCACCATATGTCCCTGCAACATCCGTTGTGTCTAATGGATATGCAGCAGGTCTTGAAGAATTCTGTGCTTCGTAATCATACCGTACAAACATATCCGCATCAATAGTTGATTCAGGTGCGTAGTTAATATTTACCCGCTGCATGTGTTTTCGTATGCCAGGATCTCCAAAGGTTAAGTCTGGGCTGCGATACTTAGCTTCTACTAATGCACCGTTAAATGTATTACCTTGATCTTGCCTATATACAAACCCATCAAAGCCTCCGTGTATGGGTATAACATTTCCAGATTCCACCACACTGTCTGTACAGGCAGGTCTAATACCTTTCATTTGTGCGAACTCAAATGTCTGCCCTTTAAGTACGCAAATAACTCCTATAGTAGATTTTTCTCCACCACCCTCTTTAGAAAAAAAGATTCTGTATTGTGTTTTATCTGGTATAACTAAAGAAGTAAAAGCCCCTGAGTCACTAAGGTTTTCTCTAAACAAAGATTGTACATTAGAACTAATTGTACCTAACTCAACGTCACCAATTCTTGCAGTACCAGCAATAGTACGTAATCCGTCAGGGCCTAAAAAGATTAAGTCACCAGCAAATTCTTGTATTGTATCACCATTAATGCAACCAATGTTACGTGTAACAGGAACAACAGCAAAGTTAGAACTAGATGTTCCTGACAATTTAAATATACGGGTCTCACAAAATACAAATAAATCTTCACGGAAAACTTTTAATCCTACTACAGTATCGTCAACTTTAAAACTCCCAGCACCTGAACCACTACTAAAAGCATCTTCGTCAAACGGCTGGCTAAATATAACCTCTTGTTTAGTTGTTGATTTACCTGCGTAAAACATATGATCTTTAAATGAAACAACAAACTTAGCACCAGCAACAGAACTTTCACTTACATCTGTAGCAGCTAATGACGAGTTAAATACTGTAGGAGCATTTACACCATCAGCAACAACTATCTTATCTGTGCCGTCAAAGTTAAATCTTTCAAAGTTATATTTGCTTGCACTAGTTCTACCCGAATCTCTTGATGTCCAACTAGAACCACCAGGAGTTGCACTATATATACTTGTACCTCTAGCAGCTAATACAACATCCGCAAACGAAGCAACCATTAATACTTTTTCTGAAGAAGAAGAAGTTTGAGGGACTATAGCACTGACGTATTTGGAAAAACCATTGATACGCCTGTAGCCACCCTCAATGTCAGGCTCAAAGTTTCTTAACTCTAAGGCTTCACCTGGTTGCATTAAAAAGGTAGACTTGTTTAAGACTAAACCGCCCTCACAATTAAATGCTGCAGGATTAGTTTGCGAATTATCTGGCATTAATTAACTCTGAGGGAGGAACTAAAGCCACCCCTTGAGTTGTTTGGCATATACGTAGATCTTATATACTCATACTTATTTACTAACAGAGTTTGCATATTTTTTATGCCTTGTTCAAACCTAGTAAAGTTTATGCCGTATTGTTGTACTTCTCCTCGATACTGATACACAAAAGAAGTAGCCCCATCAACAATAACTGCCGCAAAACGATCAGGAATTGTTGTAGTACTACCGTGTAAAACCATATCCGTAGGGAAGGTAAAGTAGTCAAATTTTATTACAAAAGATTTGGTGGGGTATGGGAACAATAAATAGTTATTGTCTAAGGTTCGTACCACATGTGTGGGTACACCTCCGTCATCGAATTGTGTTACAACTAC